ACTACTTTGTGAACAGAAGCACAAATGCTGCTGCGGAAGCTTTTAATGCAAAAATTAAAGCATTTAGGGCTTCATTTTGTGGAGTAGTAGATAAGAGGTTCTTTCTGTATAGATTATCAAAGGTGTATGCATAAAGGGAAATTAACAAATGTTAATCCCCCAAGAATTACAACTGAGCCAGAATTCCTAACATACATAGGCAATACAAGTTGTGCAAATTAGAAATAAGAAAACCGCAATCGTTTGGTAGCTAAACGATTGCGGTTTTACCTTGTGATTCCGCTGCGATTACAACATCAATATTTATATACCTGATAATCAGTAATTTAATTTGTAATTATTTTTAATCGGTATCATGTTTTAGCCGATACATTCGTTTTAAACTATTTTTATATGTCATAACTTTTTATTTTTTTACAGGTCTATTCTTGTTCGTTTATCTTTATATGTTAACAACCTATAATCGGCTGTTTTTTTTATCGCAAAATACTTTGCAACTTTGCATCCGTTGCAAGTAGAGCGGCAACAGACACATGATTAAACAATCGCTCAAACGTGAGCCTTCTTTATATTTGGAAATCCGTTGCCGCTCTACTTTAGCAACGGATTTTTTCTTTCCTATTAGTTAGATTAAATCCATACAATCGGTTTTATCAGTGCCTACCGTGCGGAACTTTGGATTAAACCAATGACAGCCGTGAGATAAAAAGGCTCTTCTGTTGATTATAACTCTTGTAATGTCCTGCTCCGTTCCACGTACCAACGACAGGCGACTCACAAAGATTTTACCACTTTGACAAGAGACCGAGATACAAGTTAAGAGATAAGACTCTTAGGCAGGTGAGGGCGGAACTGTATAATCAGCACAAACATTCAGCTATATATTATGTAGTCTGAATGTTAACCCAGTCTCCTAATTAAATATTAGGTAGGTGAGGGATAGGGTACGGTATAAACTATAACGAATAACAAGAGCAAACTTTAAAATTATTATATGGATAATTCGATTAAGATATTTAAGAATGATGTATTTGGCGAAGTACGAGTAGCTGGAACAAGTGAAGAACCGCTTTTCTGTTTAGCTGATGTTTGCAATGCAGTTGAGTTGAGTAATCCTTCATCAGTAAAAACAAGATTAAACGATGAAGATTTGCAACTGCTTGATTTACACGCCCTAAATCCTGATTTATACGTGAATGGGAACTCATTTGCTACGTTTATAACAGAATCAGCCTTCTATGACGTTCTTCTTTTTAGTTCTAGCAAGAAAGTAAAACCCTATAGAAGATGGGTTACACATGAAATATTGCCCTCCATTCGTAAGTACGGTGCGTATATGACGTCTGATACTATAGAAAAAGCTCTTACATCTCCCGACTTTCTGATTCAACTTGCTACTACTCTGAAAGAAGAAAAACAGAAACGGATTGAAGCAGAAAAGAAGGTGGAAGAACAAGCCCCCAAAGTTCTGTTTGCTGATGCTGTAATAGGAAGTCGTTCTTCATGTCTTATAGGCGAACTTGCTAAGATAATATCTCAAAATGGATTCCATGTTGGGCAGAACAGGCTGTTTGAGTGGCTTCGCAATAATCATTATTTAGGAAGTGTTGGTGAACGTAGAAATATACCTAATCAGCAATATGTTGAACAAGGTCTGTTTGAATTGAAGAAAGGCACACGATCCGGCAATGATGGAGTGTTGCGTACTACTATAACAACCAAAGTTACCGGGAAAGGCCAATCCTACTTCATAAACGGTTTCCTGACTGGTAAATTCATCATTTAACCGATTGTAAACATTTCAAAGAACGAATTATGAAAAATCCATTTAAATCAGCAAGTCACATTGAACAAGAACCGAAACAGAACTTGTCAGACCTTCAATTTGTCGCTTCTCTACAACATCAGATTGACGAGCTTCAATCGCTTATCAACAACGATGTGCTAAATGTACTTCGTCAAGACTGCTACCGTGAACACATTGAAGTCAATACAATAAGCAATCACGAGATTGTAGCCTCTTTTATAAAATTTATACACTTAAAACACCCTTCTATAATCGGTGAATTTTATAGAGTATCAGAAGCTCTGACTTTTAATCAGTGGAGCTATATATTCTCCATGACCCATTTTATGATTAACAAGATTAGAATACTCTATAATAACAAAGATATATTTTTTAGGGGTCTCGTATATAAATACGTTGACAATCGTTTTTAGTCAGATTCTTCTTGAACTAATGCTTCTAAAATTATAGGTGTATAAATTGCGCCATCATATTTTCTTGCTTCTTCACAAGCGGCAATAGCCTCTTCTTTTGTGTCGAACTTGGCTATATTCCATTCTTGTTGTTCGCAATTTCTAAAGGCGAATGGGACAATCTTTCCATATACATCCACATCCCTTACAAGGAAGAATGGACGATTAGTTGACGCTGCTTTAACAATATACTTTATTTCCATATTATAATGTTGCTTTTAAGGGGTTAGTTATTTAGTTTTGTTTATTTTATCATTGTACATTTTATATACATTGTAGACATGATTCTCGTATTTCCCCAATTCGTTGAATAGTTCCATAAATCCAGAAAAATCAGGTTTATTCAAGAAATTAACATCAGCATCATTTATCATTTGTGCAACGACATTAGAAAACATTTCTATGTTTAAGTCTTTGCATCCCAAATTTACCAATCTCAAATGCCTTAAAGTACAAAGCTTTACAAATGGGAACGCTTTATCCCATTCTTTATTATTTAATAATGGAACTAATATGGATGTTTCTTCTGTTATAAAATTTCTGTCTATTTCATTATTTAATATAGTAGATTGCTTTTTTATCTCTTCGCTTGCAATCTCTTTAATCTTATCGTGTATTCTATCAATCTTTTGCTCAGTTGATGATAGGTCCTTTTCAAGTCTTAAAATATCATCCTTAGAACGCTCTAATAACCTTTGATTTGATTCATCTATTTCTCTTTTCAATGTAAAAGACTGATATATTTGCACAGCAACAAATACAGCAACAACAAGCGATGCAGTTGCAATTATCGCACCCATATAGTCAAATGAAAGGTTTGTTCTTGGCTTACATATAGCAAGTACAATAGCACATGCTATAATTGATACAATTCCGCAACAAAAAGAAAGCGTCTTTATCCAACCGAATTTCGGAGTTGAGAGACATTCCAATTTTACTGTGCCATTATATAGTTCTTTTTCTGATTCGGAAGAAGAATATGTTTTATTAGTATGTACCTCAATTTTCATGCTACTGTCTATTTTATATTTGAGTTCCAACTATCAGTAACTTGTTTATAGTCGCTATCTCTTTTAAGACCTCACCACTCTCCTTAGTCGCATCACTTATTGTTTTCAGAATGGTTTGATGCCTTTCGTATAGACTTTCCAACTTATCAAGCAACCGTACCTTATCGTCGTGCGATAATCCGTTCCTTATTTCTTTGTTATTTGCGATAATATCACTCAACTTGTTTTCTTCGCCAGTTATAAGGTAATCCCTACTCAGTCCATACAACTCACATATCTTCTCTACAAGCGGTAATGGGTTACGCTTACCGCTTGTAATTTCAGAAATTACCGATTGTGTGAAACCAGTCATCTTTGATAATTCAAGTTGCGTTACCTTCTTATCCTTTAAAAAGGATTTGATACGCATGCCAACTTCATTTCTGTTCATATATGGTAAATATTTGTTAAATATCTCACTATATTATCGAGTTTTGCGATATTTGCCATATATTTGCATCGTAAAACAAACAAATAAGGCATGGGATGCGGATATAATTCGCACCTTATCGCAACTGAACACTGCAAATATAGCAAAAATTCGCAAACCATGCCTTTTTATTGTGATAATAAAATCAAATAAAGATATGAAAGTTACAGTAGAAGACATTCTAAAAATCAGACCGGGAAAGACAAGGACATTCATCTTGAGCAATCCAAGAGAATGCCATTCGGCAGTTTCATTGGTTTGCTACGTAAAGAAAACAAGGAAACCTGCTGATATATCTAATTACTCGACTACCACAGACTGGGAGTCTAATTCTATTTCGATTACTGCAATAGGGAACTAGGGTATATAAAGAATAAATGAATAGTAGCTTATGACGCGTAACGAAGTAAAAATATTAGCTGAGGAGATATACAAGTTGATGAAAAAGGACATCAAGACTATTGTATCACAAGTTGTCACAGAAGAAGCAGATGAATGGCTTACTCCAGAACAGGTAGCCCGAATGTTAAGCATGTCAATAAGCTATGTAATGCACAGCGATATTCCATATACAAAAGTAGGATGTCGAAGAAGGTATAGAAAATCAGATATAGTAAAAATGCTTGAACGATAAATGTATATCTGAGAAGGTTTCGGGACAGGACGGGAAAGGTATTTACCTTATTATGTAGCAAAAAAGTCGGTTCAACTCCGACCGAAACTTCAAATTAGTAGTTCTTTGAAATATTTATTTATACAATAGAAATAATGTATGGATAAAACCGTACAATTATTATATATGATTTCTGCGCAGGCACAGAAGCGAAGCCAGTGATGGTGGATAGTGGTGGGTGCAAGTGGAACGGAATTGACACCGATAGCAACCGAAGATAAGACGATAACGGTCGAATGGTTGTAAATGTCTGATGGTGGTAAAACCACGAAGTTGAAATGAAATTTACTTTCAGCACGCCAATTTGTCTTTAGCGTGGTGAGTATGCTTGGTTAGGCACAAGTATCGCTGAAAGGTCTAATATATCCCCTCCCGTAAGATTCGGGGTAACAACCGGTTTAAGCCGTTGAGGGGAACGAACTTAATAATTAAATGACCTCATGAAACGATTTCTTAAAAAATGGCTCAAAAGACGGCTTATTAAGATTGCCATAGAAACAAAAAAACCCATCTCCACGCATCTCTTTGAGTGGATTTACAATTCACCGATATATACGTGGAGAGACAAGCTTCTAATTGCTAGAATTGGCAATGATCTTTGGGAAGAATACTATTGTTGGCTTAACAGAGACAACACTTGAGGTATTGGCAAAGTTGTTTCAACCACATCACCGGATACCAAATGAATAAAAGTCATACGGTTCTTATGTTCAATGAAAGTTACATGATCAGGATTTATATAACAAGGGAAAGTCTTGCCCTCGATCAGTATAAATTTGTTCATAATACAAAAATTTTAAATGTGACACCGCAAAAGTAATAATAATTCGGGTACGTTCCTCTTTTCCATCAATAAAGTTTTAAATGTGACAGTTTATACTTCTATTTGGGGACGTACCCTTTTTTACATAATATAATGAAAACAGCCAATTTTATCATGTCTTTATTTGCCGCCTTATGTTCTTTAGGAATGATTTATGGTGCGATAGTTACGGAAAGTCCTGTAAAATGCGTATCTGTGATTATATTTTCCATTATCTTCCTGTTGTGCATAAGACTGGTAGTCCTGACATACAATGAACTGAAAGAGTGTGACTAATATTTTCTCTATCTATTTTTTAGTTAGTAATATTATCCGTTCATGCCAGTATGTGAATATAGGTATGAACATCCTCCGAAAGTAGCATTATGGAATGTATGTGGTAATTTAATAATAATCATATTCTTTATGTAGGTCTCATTACCCCACAAGAAGCAGGTTCGATTCCTGTCTTTCGGACAAATATTTAAACGTAGTTATTATGAAAAAAGGCGATAAAGTCCGTGAAATCGGTGATAACACGATAGGCACGGTAGTTAAAGTAAAAAATGGGTATGCAGACATTAAATACCCGAAACTGAAAGGCATTTATTCTCTTCCGATTCAATTTTTAGAAAAAGTATGAGAACAATATTATCCATTAGTTCAGAATTAGACAAATTATATTCTGAACTTGACACGGTTCAGCAAATGAGTGAAGAAGCGGTAATGCTCACATTCAATGCTGACAGTAAGGCTGAATATATTGCACTTATCAATGAAGAAATTGATTCCTTGGAAAATGAGCTTGAAAAAGCAGAGATATATCATGGCAGGAAGCGGAACTTTGTAAGGACTGCGGACCTGCCTTTTTTGTGTTGGTAAATAATAATATTATAATGAGTGAACAGCTAATATACAGTAAGATAGCCAATATCCTCAAAGAGACAAAGGCTATCACCAAATCGGAGAAGAACCAGCAACAGGGATTCAAATTCCGTGGGATTGACAACGTTATGAACGAACTTCATGAATTATTCTCAAAAAATGAGGTGTTCATACTACAGGAAGTGCAAAACTTCACAACGGAGAACAGAATAACGAAATCCGGCGGTACGAACACATTTACAAGGGCTACGATAAAGTTTAGGTATATGACCACTGATGGCAGCTTTGTGGAAACTGTAAATGTGGGTGAAGCAATGGACGCAGGCGATAAAGGAATGAATAAAGCAATGAGCATAGCGTTGAAATATTCTTTGCTTCAATTGTTCCTAATTCCTACAGAAGAGCAAAAGGACCCTGATAGTACGACACCTGAGGAAACGGATTTCCTTGCGATGGCATTGCAGGAAGTAAGATCAAGCCTGTCAATCGAGACATTACAGGTAGTATGGGGAAATTATAAGGAATTACAGAGTGACAAACGTTTTGTTGAAGCGGTGACAAGAAGGAAAGGAGAACTGAAATGAAACTAATCAAATCACAAGTCATTTTCAATCCCGATGAACATACTTATATGCTAGGGGATAAGGAACTAAGCGGTATTACTTCCGTGATAAGCAGACAGCTTTTTCCTGATAAATACCGTGATGTTCCCGAAGACGTGTTAAGAAAAGCGGCTGAAAGAGGTACTATGATCCACAGTATATGCGAACTTGTCGATGATATGGGTATAACTCATGACAGCGATGAAGCACAAGGATATAAGGAACTGAAAGACGATTGGGGATTGAGATACGAATGTTCCGAATATCTAGTATCAGATAATGAGCACTATGCAAGCTGTATCGACAAAGTTTATCGCGAAAATGAAACTGATTTTACTTTGGGCGATATAAAGACCACTTACGTGCTTGACAAGGAATCTGTAAGATGGCAGTTGAGTATATATGCATACTTTTTTGAGTTGCAGAACCCGGGATGCAATGCGGTAAGGCTTATAGGTATATGGTTGAGAGGTAAAAACCATGAGATAGTAGAAGTCGAGAGAATACCATCAGAAGTTGTAGTGAATTTGTTGAAATGTGATTCGGAAGGCAGGCAGTTTGTAAATCCCTATTCCATATCCCCTGTTACTCTTCCTGACGAATACCGGAAGATGGAGAGAACTATACAGGAAATTGTGTCACAGGCAAAATATTGGTCCGATAAAAAGAAAGAAATAACCGATGGCGTAATGATGGCTATGGTAGAAGCCGGTGAATATAGTTGGAAAGGTGATATCATATCATTTACTCGTAAAAAGGACACTATCAGAAAGGATTTCGACAAGAAGGCATTTGAGAAGGATTATCCTGATTTGTATAAGAAATATTTAAAAGAGATTCCAGTAGTTGGAAGTGTAACATTAAAAACAATATAATTATGGCAATTTTAAGTAGTTCTATATCTAAAGAATTTGAGATATGGAAAGATATTGTCGGATATGAAGGATTATATCAGATAAGCAATTTAGGCAGGGTGAAAAGTTTGAAAAGATATGTGCCACACTTCAAAGGAGGATTAAAAGTTGTACCTGAAAGGATGAAGACGATTTTTTATCAAAAAGACGGAAGACCAAGGGTTGAACTCAGTAAGGGGAATTTAAACAGGAAATTCTTTGTTTATAGACTTGTAGCACAGGCATTCATTCCTAATCCCAATAACTATCCTTGCATAAATCACAAGGATGAGAATCCGGCAAACAATTCTATTGAGAATTTGGAATGGTGTACTTACAAATATAATGCAAATTATGGTACAAGGGGATATCGGATTTCTATAACTAAATATAAGCCAGTTGGCATGTTTCATCCGACATTGAACGTGCTTATGAGAGTTTTTGACAGTGGTAAAGAGGCCGCAGAGTTTTTAAGGGTAAGTAGGTCATATATGACTGCTGCGATAGATGACGATAATAGAAAAATAAAAGGTTATAAATTTAAATTTATTTGATTATGTTAAGAGGAAGTATTTGTTTATCAGACATTCCAAAGGAATTGATAAAGAAAGTAAAGTGTAAAGATGGTAAGGAAAGATGTTTTTTAAACTTCGCAATCTTCAAGCGGAAAGAACCTGCTACATTTGGAGATATTACTTATACTCATTTTATGAGTTGTGCCCCTAAGAGAGAAGAGAGAAAAGAGGGTGTAAGATACATCATAGCAGATTTATCAGAAACTGTTGATTCTAATAAATATCCATCTTCCACAGAAGTAGAAGCTGCTCCTAGCGTGTCGGATGATGATTTAGATTTGCCATTCTGATGAAATACGATGGTTCCAATCCTCTCCACGTCCAGCAGGCAAGAGCGAAGCTGGAGAAGTTGATAAAGGAACAGAAGGTGTTTGAATTGACGGAAAAGAAACCCCAAAGATCTTTAAATCAGAACAAATACCTTCATGTCTGCCTTGCTTATTTCGGTTGCCAAATCGGTGAGACGATGGAATATGTAAAGCGGAACTATTACAAGATTCTCTGCAACAAAGACACTTTCGTCCGTGAGAGAGAAGACAAGTTTCTTGGGAGAATAAAATACTTAAGAAGTTCGTCTGACCTTGATAGTACAGAGTTTAGCCTTACCATTGAAAGGTTTCGGAATTTCGCGAGTGCCCAATGTGGCATATATATCCCATCTCCAGACGAAGAACGTTTGATTCAGTTGATGGAGATTGAAATTGAACAACATATAAATTACATTTAATAAATGACACGAGAAGAGTTGCTCAAATACAGGTTAGATGGATCAAAGTCATTCCCTTTTCATATTAAAGAGCAAGAAATAACAGACAAATATGGAGTGTATTCTACTGGAGTATTTAAATACAAAGGGATGAGTTTGATAATTGCAATAGAAAATGGGTTATGGCATTTATCAGTAAGTGCTAAGTTCCCATTAGGTTATCAGCAGTTGAAAGATGTACGATATAAGTTTTTACCAAATAACATTCAAGTGGCACAAATATTCCCTCCGAGAGAAGAATTTGTGAATTTACATAGTACTTGCTGGCATTTATGGGAGATTAAAGACTAATAATTATGAAACTTACTTTGACAAAACAAGAAGTGCTTCTTATCCAGAAGTTGCTCAACACTTACAAAAACGAGTTGCCCGATGACGGAACAGAGAAGCATGGACGTTTTGTCGGGAAGCTCTGCAAGAAAATCAAAAGACAAGTTATTAATCAATTAAAATAATATGAAAATTACAATCAACAAACCGACCGAGTTTGAGGCGGTCTATCTGAAAGTAGATGCAGGTGTCCGCTATTGGGAAGATGCAGAAGTAAACGGAGTGAGAGACATTGATTTGTGCGAGAGTAAAGGCATAGGTAAACCTCTTATACCTTGTGCTGTACAAATAAAAGAAGAGGCTGATTTCAATATATATTCAGATCATTATCGTTGGCGACCTATTATAGCAATTGAGACAGGACAAATAGTCAATTGGACGCAAGGAACAATTGCCAATGTTCACTATAAAGTATGCGATGATTTTATATGTGATATTACTGATGAAGAGCACATCGCCATTGCTTCTTATGACGGCTATGTACCTAAGATTATGTGTCCGGCAGATGAAGGATATGGCGACTGCATCATTATGAATATTGATGAAAATGGATTTATTCAAGGATGGAAAAAAGAATTGATTAAACGACTAATACAAGAAGAGGACTGATTATGGAAAGCAACATATCACGAGATCATATTGCGCTTGAAGCAATGAAGTGCATAATGATGACAGCAAAACGCAGAATAACTTTATGGAATAGAGTTGTAACACTGTTTTTCCCATCCAAAGAGGTTAGTATTATAAACTACAACTCTGAAAAACAGGCTAAAGCTGCTTACCAGATAGCCGATGCGATGATTAAGGAACGTAGTAAGACAAAGGAGGAATGATTTATGTCAGAAAAAGGAAACAACTTTAACAAGAAAGTTCAGATGCATCTTGCTTGTTCTGGAGATTATCCTATCAAACCTGAAATGTGTTGTATCTATTTCAAAAACGGATTTGCATACGCAAGTGACGGGCATATTTTGGCAAAAAACAGAATTTCAGAAATATCGGGGTTGAAGGAACCTGAGATAACCGCACTTGACGGAAAATTTCTTCACGCTGACTTCTACAAAGATATGCTGAAATACGATAATATTATGATTGCCGAAGATGGCATAGAATGCAGCAAGGATGATGATAAAGTATTCTTTTACTTTTCCACATTTGATAAATATCCTGATGCGGAAAAAGTCTTGCAGGGTGCTTTGAATACGCAGACTACTCCGCTTCCACAAGTGAAGTTTGACATGAAGATTATGCAACGGTTGAATAAAGCTCTTTTTGAAAGCGACAAGTGTGTCGCTACATTTAAGGGTACTAATAAACCTATTGTTTTTGATAGTATGATGGAGGGTGTAAGTAGTGTTGGGTTGCTTATGCCATGTTATAGTGAAGATACGGAGGAATAATATGGAAGAGTTTATTTCAGACTGGTTCATTCCGATGGATTTCGGTAATGATATGCCGGACGAAGAACCGGACGGTGAGGATAATTTTAATTTTGATTGACATGGAAAAGAAATTTGAACTTACAGACAAGTTTGTATTCAATACTTTTGGAATTAAATTATTCCAAATTAAGTGTACAAAGTCTTTCAAATATGCCAAGGAAGGTGATTTGGGAGGATATGTTGAGAAAGATGAGAACTTAGACCAAGAAAGCGATGCTTGGGTGTACGGCGATGCTTGGGTGTGCGGCAATGCTCAGGTGTGCGGCGATGCTCAGGTGTGCGGCAATGCTCAGGTGTACGGCAATGCTCAGGTGTGCGGCGATGCTCGGGTGTACGGCAATGCTCAGGTGTGCGGCGATGCTCGGGTGTACGGCGATGCTCGGGTGTACGGCAATGCTCAGGTGTACGGCGATGCTCAGGTGTGCGGCAATGCTCAGGTGTGCGGCAATGCTGATATAGAAAATGATAACAATCATTGCGGATTTGATTGTTTCGGTTCATGCAACCGCCACACTCACGCATATTTGACAAAAGATAATAAAGTCGAAATAACTTGTGGGTGTTTTCGTGGCAGCATTGAAGAGTTTGAAAAGAAAGTGGAGAAGACACATTCGGGAACAATCTACGAGAAACAGTATAAAGCCATCATCAATGTTATTAAAATTAAATTTGGGTTGACTGATTTGATATAGATTAAGTGCATTTGTTTACATGCCTTCCCGGTCTGTGAAGATAGGGCGGGCAAACATGGTGGTATGGCGGAATTAGAAGACGCTATTAAGCAGTAGATTGATGCTCTAAGCTGAGGATTATAGGAAATGATAATCGGGAAAGGTTGGCGAAAAGGAGACCAGCATATCAGGTAAACGAAGCATTCGATGGTTATTAATCAGTCGGTGACGGATACCAAAACCTACAACAGCGAGCCTTATTCATAGTAGGCGATAAAAGATGTAAATGAGCAGCATAACAATCATGCAGGTGCAAGTCCTGCTACCACCTCATAAATGTGAGCCACACATCAATGGCAAGGGTTAGTAAATAATGGTTGTGCCCCGGAGAATACGCTTCGGGCTTTTAATTGAGAAAATTATGAATGCAATATTAACCGGTAAGATTTGCCCTTATTGCGGGAAGCCTACCGAATACGTGGATAGTTCTATAATCTACAGACGTTCTTACGGAATGATTTATCTCTGTCGTGATTGCAAGGCTTATGTAGGCGTACATAAAGGTACAGACCAAGCATGGGGGCGTTTGGCAAATGCGGAACTAAGGGAAGCAAAGAAAGAAGCGCATTTCTACTTTGACCAAATAGCTAAGACTAATCTTATCAATAAAATTTGGAAGAAACATATCCCCAACACTTCAAACAGAAGCAAAGCCTACCTGTGGCTATCCAATCAACTGGGCATACCACGTGAGCTTTGCCATATCGGAATGTTTGATGTGGAGGATTGTAAACAAGTTGTTGAACTGTGTAAACCAATAATAGAAAACTATGGAAAATGAAGCAGTAGCATTTATAAAATCAAACGAATGGTTTAAGTCCACTATGGTAGAGCATGGAACGCATAACGGATATGTGGCTGTCCCCCCTGCGAACAAATATTATGGAATGTCTTATTCTGATATTGATGATATAAGTGTACATGGAGGTATCACATTTTCAGAACCGGCAATAAGCGGTGAAGAATCTATCGGAAGCAAAAGGAAAATTAATCCCAAGTATGTCGGAAAAAGAAATCCCATATTGGATGATGTGGAATTCATTACCGATAATACAGAAATAGGTGATGACTGGTGGATATTTGGGTTTGACACATTCCATTATGGAGACAATGAATATGAATGGGACAAACAAGCCGTCGTTCAAGAGACAAGGTTCTTGATGGTACAATTGGCAAATAGACAATGCCGTACTACATAAACAAATAATAATTATGACTTACGAAGAGATGAAATCCAAGGCTTGTGTGGCAAGCAGCCGTAGCAAGCCCAAAAATGAGGAACATAAAATACAATGTTCTTGTGTTAGGTATTTCCGTTTAAAATATCCCCATCTCAGAAATATGCTGTTTGCTGTTCCTAATGCGGCAAGACGTTCTGCAAGGAACGGAGCTTATATGAAAGATGAAGGTATGCTTCCCGGAGTTGCAGACCTGATACTTCTTAAGAGCAATCGTTTCTATGGAGCTTTGTGTGTGGAAATGAAAAAGCCGGGAGAATACCAAAGACCGGTCCAAAAAGAATGGCAAAAGGAATGTGAGGCAAATGGTAACAAATACATCGTTGTCCGGTCATTAGACGAGTTTATTAAAGTGGTGGATAATTATTTGAAAGATATATGACTTATATAGAACTGATAAATAAGTTTTGGTCTCTTGACGAAGACTGGGAATTTACCTGCTGTGAAACGAGGCTTTATTTTTACTTGCTAAAAACAGCGAATCGTTTAGGCTGGGTGGATAGCTGGACGCGTAGTGATACAAAGGTATCATCTGACGTGGGAGTGTCGGTCAACTCAATGAAATCAGCACGTAACAGATTAGTTCAGGCGGGTCTTATCACATTCAAATCAGGCGGAAAAGGGCAACGTGATAAAACAAGGTATCAGATTAGCTATCAAAATTTGACACCTAAAGTTGAACCTAAAGTGAAACCTAACCATGAACCTAAAGTTGAACCTAAACTCTTACAGTATAATGTACGCGCATTAGACAAAGATAAAGACAAAGATAATTATCTCTCTCTCCCGCGCGCGTATGAGGAAATTCCGACTGGGATTTTTGAAAAAGGGTTGGATGAGTGTTATGAAGAATTGAAGTCGAATAGTTCATGGATGGAAGCTGTCTGCATGAATACTCGTTTATGTGGGTATAAGGATTTCGCACCTCCTGATTTTTATGATTATTTGGAGAAGTTCTTTATGAAACTCCAAAACGAGGGAGAAACGGTTAAATCACCCCAAGATGCAAAATCGCATTTTGCTCGATGGCTGAAAATTGAACTTGAAAAAAAGAAAAAAGATGAAATCACCCGAAAAGATAGGCGAATTAATTCCTATACCATCGCCAAAACAGATGGAGGAAGCTCAATCACACCACCTGAATCCTTTGAGTTCTGAAGGAAAGGATGACCAATTCAATTTCTTGTATGGCGGCAAGAAAGGAATGATGTCAAAAGAAGAAATTGAAAAATTTTGGAAGGGAGGATTTGTTATGTCACTGCAACAAGTATCTCCTAATTTTGTAATTGATGAACGAAACAGAAATCTTATAGGCGCGATTTATACATGGATTTGGTCTAATCTTGGAAGGTTCCCTCCAGGGGTACTTGACCCACATAAAGGCTTACTTCTGTGGGGTGAGATAGGGACTGGTAAGACAACACTTCTGAAAGGGATACAAAGATATTTGGCTACTATTAATCAAATTGCTTATGGATTCAGAGCCTCCAATATATGTATTGAAATACGATCTGCCGCAGAAATAGCATTACGATATTCTATTGACGGAATTAATGCTCTTGACTATTGGACGGATCGTAACATGGCAGGCAATCTAGCTATTGATGAGATAGGTCGTGAAGAATTATCCAAACATTTCGGTACATCGTGCAATGTGGTCCAGACTGTATTGCAATTACGTTATGAGCAACGTCATAACATCCTTACTCTTGGAAGTACAAACATGGATATGGCACATCCTGATGAATTTCGAGAGAGATATGGAGATTATATTATGGACAGGGCGAAAGAGATGTTCAACTTTGTTAAAGTTGGAGGAGGTAGCAGAAGACGATAACATCACATTGAAGTATGCCAAAGAAAGTCAAACCGGAAATTGTATATGTCAAATGCCGGAATTGCAAGAATGCCTCGGACTTCGGGGATAATTCTGCGTATTGTAAGGCTAAAGGGCATAGAGTGTGTGCCTGTGACAGATATGGGCAAATTTGCAACAGTTTTCTAAAGAAAGAATTATAACGAAAAAGGAGAAATTTATGAATACCGAGACGCAGAGAAAGATACGTGAATGGGAAGCGGAACGCGACAGAAACCTGCGCATACACTGCCCTCTTGTAGCTGCCAAATTCCAAAGGTGGATTGACAAAATTAATAAAAAGGAGAACGAAAGTATTAACCGCATGAAAGGAAATGTAAAGTGAAAATATACAATTATGAAACCAAAGAAAAAAATAATAGATGCCGCCATAGCCAATGGTAGCATAGATAGATTGAATATGCTGCTTTCAGCCGCTCACCTGTTGAATTGCGAAGCCAATAACTTAGTAGAGGAAGCGAGCGATTTAATGGCAGAGAACTCCCTTCTGCTTGGAGATTTAAAAAAGTTGCACAATGACTTCGTAAAAGTTGCCGATAAGTATTTCAAGGAGTTCTCCACCCTCATTACTACTGATACCGCCAAGATGGATATGTTCTCTGACCTTGATGGGTTTGATAAAGCATTCAGAGAGTGGGCTAAAGTACCGTCAGAGTGGAAACCTAGAGAAGTTTGTAGGAACCATTAATTAAAAGTAATACAGAAACAAGGAAGAATCATGAAAAGAGAGTTAACGCCTGAGAATATTCAGGAACTGAAAGAGAATCAAATATTCGTTTTTGGAAGCAATATGAACGGCAATCACGCCGGAGGTGCAGCTAGATTGGCAGTTGAGAAGTTTGGCGCAATTATGGGGCAGGCAGAAGGAATACAAGGTCAGTCCTATGCCATTCCTACGCTGGACAAGGATATGCAGAAAGTTACCGAAGAAGAGCTGGTCGTATTTTTAGGGAACTTCGGGAATTACGCTAACGAGCATCCGGAAAAGGAATTCCTCCTAACTGCCATTGGCACCGGGATAGCCGGATTTGATGCCAGCTACATGGCGTACATGGTACTTAGGGCAAACCTGCCGGATAACGTTACCCTGCCAAAAGAATTTGTCAAAATAAAGGGCTACAAAGGTTTTAACCCCGATATGACATGTAGGGATTTCCAATACGAAGAGGGTAAGGACTATGAAGAAACAGGCGATATAATGGCTTGCGGTAACGGATTTCACTTCTGTCTCCATCCGTTGGACGTGTTCGGTTACTATCCACCTGTCTTAGTTGGTATGAATAAGTTTCACGAGGTTGAGGGGACTGGCGATATGGACGTAGATACGGATGATACGAAAATTGCTTGCTCAAAAATCCACATAGGAGCTGAACTAAGTATTAAGAGTCTTGTAGACGCAGCCGTTAAGTTTACGTTTGAAAAATGCAAGTGGAAGGAGGGTAAGACAGCCACAGGCTACCGAGGTGCAGCATCAGCCACAGGTGACCAAGGTGCAGCATCAGCCACAGGCTACCAAGGCGCAGCATCAGCCAC